TAAATCCAAATGACTTGGATGCAACAGACAGTATATCAAATCAGGGAAACTCTTTAGCACAACCTTTTAAGACGATTCAAAGGGCTTTATTAGAGTCTGCTAGATTTTCATATGTAGAAGGAAATAATAACGATTTAATCGAGAAGACAACTATATTACTATTTCCCGGAGATCATGTAATTGATAACAGACCCGGATTTGGTATTAAAAATGTGGGTGGTGTTGCAAAGGCAGTCGCTCCAGATGGATCAGGATCAAATGGTGCACAGACAGACGCAATCGAAACTTTATCATTAAACTTAACCTCTAATTTTGATTTAACACAAGAAGATAATATTCTCTACAAATTTAATAGTATTAATGGTGGTGTTGTTGTTCCTCGTGGTACATCTATTGTTGGATTAGATTTAAGAAAGACAAAAGTTAAACCAAAGTATGTTCCAAATCCATTTGATAATTCAGTTGCTGCAAGTGCACTTTTTAGAATCACTGGTACTTGTTACTTCTGGCAGTTCTCTATCTTTGATGGTGATGAGTCAGGTTTAGTATTTACTGATAGTTCAGATTTTAGTGTAACTAATCGTTCTAAACCTACATTTTCACACCATAAACTTACATGTTTTGAATATGCTGACGGTGTAAACATAGATGATCGATTTAATTTAACTGATTTAGGAATATATTATAGTAAATTATCAAACGCATTTAATAAAGTTGCAAGATTTATTGATACTCAAGATAGATTTCCTGCAAGCACTACAGGTTTTTCACCACAAAGACCTGAATTTGAGATTGTTGGTGCATTTGGATCAGATCCAATTAACATTGCAGCGATTAAATCTGGTGATGGAACAACTCCAACATCAATTATTACAGTTACTACTGCAGCAGATCACACACTAACAACTGGTACACCAATTAAAGTTAAAGGTGTTGATGATTTAAGATATAATTTATCTACAAAAGTTCAGAGTGTAACGGGATTAAGAACATTTACATACCTACTACCATTTGTACCTGATGATTTAGCAGCATCACCAAGCACATCAGCAGGAACAATAACAATTGAAACTGATACAGTTTCTGGTGCATCACCTTATATCTTCAATATATCTCTTCGTTCTGTATATGGAATGAATGGTATGCATGCTGACGGTGACAAGGCAACTGGTTTCAAATCAATGGTTGTTGCTCAGTTCACTGCGATATCACTTCAGAAAGATGATCGTTGTTTTGTGAAGTATGATCAAGAATCTAGAACATATAAAGGAATTAATTTACCAACAACACCCTCTACAGGTAGTGAATTATCAACTTTATCTTCATCTCAAGACCCAACAAAGGTTTATCACTTAGATTCTGATGCAGTTTATCGAAAAGGAGATGAAACATTCCATATCAAACTATCAAATGATGCGATTATGCAAATCGTTTCTGTATTTGCGATTGGTTTTAATAAGCATTTTACAGCAGAGACTGGTGCTGACGCATCAATTACAAACTCTAACTCTAACTTTGGTCAATTTGCAATTGCTTGTGATGGATTTAAGAAGGATGCATTTGGAAAAGATGACGCAGCATATATCACTCAAATTATAACACCAAGAGAAATTACATCTGCTCAAACAAACGTAGACTGGCAGAGAATTGACGTTGCTAAAACCAAGATTGTTGGAATTTCAAGTCACTTATATCTCTTTGGATTTGATACTCTAGATAATGTTCCACCGACTGTAATTCAAGGTTATCGTGTTGGTGCTGCATCAAGTGATCGATTATTTGTTGATTTTACAAACGCAAACGTAGGAACTGGTGTAAGAGAGGCAACCATTCGCATGATGGATGTTGCAGTTGGATCAGGAACCACAGGTAATGATTCAAGTACAAAACTATACAAAGTAACATCTGGCCCAACTGATAATACATTTACAATTGGTGAACATAAGTTAATTACAGGTGAAAAAGTCAGAATAATTAGTGATTCTGGTGATTTACCAGAGAATTTAGAAGAAAATACTGTATATTTTGCGATTGTTGTTGCTGGATCACCAAGTAATCAGATAAAATTAGCATCATCAAAAACAAATGCTGATAATAATGTTCCATTAATCGTATATAAAGGAACAAAATTAAAAATTGAAAGTCGTGTGTCAGATAAAGCTGCTGGTGATGTAGGATCACCATTACAGTTTGACGCAACTAACTCTAATTGGTTCCTTAAAACAAACATTAACAGTGAGATATTCCAAACTGTTAATACACAGGGAACATCAGGATTAGGAGCAAATACACCTGTATCATTCATTCAGAGAACTCCTGATGAAAGATCACTTGATGAGAAAATTTATAAGATCAGAGTTGTTGTACCAAAAGAAAGTGATAATGCAAAGAACCCAGAAGAGGGATTCATTGTACAGGAATCAAGCACAACTGGTATTCGATCTGATTTGTCTGTAACTTTACAAAATATTGATGGTAATGACTATGATTATAAGAGAAATTACAGATTCATAAGTACATGTTCAGAGTCATCTGACGTTGTAACTATGGTATCAGTTGCACCTCATGATTTAAAAGTGGGTGAAAGAATATTTGTCAGAAATTGTACTGATGATGATGCCAATGGAACATCAACAGGAGTATTTGATAAAGGTTATAATGGATCATTCACTGTTGCATCAGTTGTAGACGATAAAACTTTTACATATAATGCTCAAGATACAAGTGGAGTTGTACATTCAATCGGTAATTTTACAAGTGTTGTCACAACAGACGCATCAAGAACAACTACTCTTCCAAGATTTGAAAGAAATGACTTGAAGAGTAATTTCTACATCTATCGAAATGAGACAATTAGTCCATATATAAAAGATACTCAAGATGGTATCTATCATTTATTTGTTCTTCATGCCGATAATGCGATTACTGAAGAGTTTACTGATCTCAAATATGGACAAAATGTTGTTGATTTATACCCACAATTAGATCGAGATAATAATCATTCAAACCCACCAGCATCTGTATCATTTGCAAAGAGGGCACCTATTGGTGATGTTGCAACAGATGATTTAAGAAAGAGTATTACTAGAGAAACAACTGATAAACTTATTAAAGATGTTGGTTATGGAAGAAGAGTTACAGGTGTAACAACTTACTTCTCATCTGGGAACGTAGGTCTTGCTACGATTACATTTGATCGACCTCATGGATTTGGTGCTGTTAAATATAGAAACTCAATTAGTGTTGCTGGTGCAAATCTTACGAACGGAACATTTCACGGTATTAAATTATTCAACTCTGATGGATCAACATGGGATGGTGCGAGAGCATCTGTTGTAATTGCTGGTGGACAAGTTGGAGTTGTCACAATCACTGAAGGTGGATCTGGATATACTGCTGAAACTCTTGTAGTTGACAGACAATTCATTGGTGGTGGTTCTGCAACTGCTGCACAAATAACAGTCACAAATGTACATGGATCATCTGGTATTTCAACAAACATTGGAGATTCAGTTCAATTAACAGGTATTGGTACTGCAACCGACGGATTATATCGAATCGCAACTATACCATCTACGACACAAATATCAGTTGCATTGACTGCAACATCACCAAGACCACAAATTGATCAGTATGCTATCAACGTAGGGCCTTCTGCTGAAATAGCAAGTGAATCATTCTCTGTTGATACAACTACGTTCACTACAGTTCTTGGTCATGGATTAATTAGCGGACAGAAATTTAAAGTATTAGATGTAAATAATCAAGATTTAGGATCATTCCTTGTTAAAACAAAAGTATCTGCAACATCATTTACTGCTGTTACGACAGTTGATCTTGGTACTCCAAAATTCATTCTTCCAGACGGAGTTGCATCTGCGACACCACTGTCTGATAAGGAGAATGAGAACGTTGGTTCAAGAGGATTAAGTTTCTATGATGGAGATTATTTCTTCTTAGGAGCAAACGCAACCAACTCCACAACAATTACAGTTTCATTACCAAATAGTGGTAACAATGATGCTGCTGCGATTAGATCAAGATTCCCAATTGGATCTTATCTACAGGCTGGCGATGAGATCATGAGAGTCAAGAGCACTTCTGTTTCTGGTTCAAGTCAGATTCAAGTAATTAGATCAGCACTTGGAACTCCACAACAAAATCATCTATTAGGTGATATTGTAAGAAAGATAACACCAAAAGCAATTGAATTACGCAGACCATCTATCATTCGTGCTTCTGGACATACATTTGAATATCTTGGATTCGGGCCCGGTAACTACTCAACTGCACTACCACAGGTTCAGGTCAGAACATTATCAGAACGTGAAGAGTTCTTAGTACAGTCACAAGAGAGATCATGTGGTACTGTTGTTTACACAGGTATGAACAACAGAGGTGACTTCTTTATTGGTAACAAGAGAGTTAGTTCTGCAACAGGTCAAGAGAGAACATTCGATGCACCGATCGCAACTGTAACTGGTGAAGATCCATCAAGACTCTCAGTTATTTTTGATGAAGTAATCATTAAAGAGAGATTAGTTGTTGAGGGTGGTAAATCAAATACAATTCTTACACAGTTTGATGGCCCTGTTACATTTAACAAGTTAGTTAAGGTAAACGAAGATCTAACTGTTAACGGTATTATGAAATTAAATAATACCTTTGAGATTACAAATACAACTCAATCAAATAATAAAGACACAGGTGCCTTTGTTGTAGAAGGTGGTATCGGTATTGAGAAAAATCTTAATGTCGGTGAGATGTTTAAGGTATCTGGTGTATCTACAGTTGGAAGTCTTGGTGTTACAACTAACTTCACTGTTGGTGGTATATCAACATTCTCAGGTGCGGTTAATTTTGATGGTGGTCTTGATGTTCGTAATATTAATATTGGTGAAACTAATGCAAATACAATTGACACTGATACTGGTGATCTTGTTCTTGATGCTCAATCAAATACAGTTCAGGTTAATGCAAACTTATCTGTTGGTGGAAACATTGCTGGTAACTTCTTAGATATTGATAATGTAAATATTGATGGTAATACAATCACTACACAGTCAGGTAATTTAATACTAGACTCTAATGGTGGAACTGTTGATGTTAATGATACAATCGACACCACTGGACTTAAATTTGCTGGTGTGAGTGAAGTTTATACAAGTGTTGATACAGACCTATCATCTGTTTCATCGAGTCATGATACTCTTGCATCTGCAAAATCGATTGCTGCTAAGATCGCTGCGATTGACACAACACTTACAGTTACTGCTGATAGTGGTGGAAACCAAAACATAACAGTCGGAACTGATGTTCTTGATATTGAAGGTACAACTAACGAAATTGAAACCACATCATCAAGTAATAAAATTACAATTGGATTACCAAATAATGTAACAGTTTCTGGAAACTTAACAGTCAATGGAAATACTGATCTTGGTAACGCTACAAGTGATACGATTACTGCGACTGGTAGATTTGATAGTGCATTAGTTCCCTCTGCTGATGATACTCATGACTTGGGTACATCATCACTTAAATGGCAAGACTTATATATCGATGGTACAGCATACTTAGATGCTTTCCAATCATCAAGTGCGGACATAAACGGTGGATCAATTGATGGAGTGACTATCGGTACGAACAGTGCGGTGACTGATCTACGAGTTGATAATGTTCAGATAAACGGTAATACAGTCACAACAACATCTGGTGATTTGACTATCGAAGCAGCAGGTGGAGATATTATTATCAATGATAATGTTGATCTAAACGGAACTCTTGATCTTGACGGTTCATTTACTGCTGACAATGTAAGAATTAATGGTAATAAGATTGATACTACATCTGGTAAGTTAGAATTAGATTCTGCTACTAATGAGGTAGAAATCAATGCTGATATTGATCATAATGGTAATTTAAATTGTAGTGGAACAGGAACATTTAGTGGTGATGTGATTGCATTTAGTTCTTCTGACTTGACAATGAAAGAAAATGTATCAACGATTGATAACGCTCTAGATATGATTAGTTCTCTCACTGGTAATACATTTGATTGGAAATCCAATGCTGGAATCTGGGGTCTTGAAGGTGGTGATACTGGAATTATCGCACAAGAAGTTGAGAAATTAAAACTTCCCGGTGTAACTAAGAAAAGAGGTGATGGAACGATTGGTGTTCGCTATGATAGATTGATACCAGTTCTAATTGAAGCAATCAAAGAATTAAAATCAGAAATCAACGAACTTAAAAAGTAATGGCATTACAAGGATCAGGACAAATTTCAGCAAGTAATATTGCTAATGAGTTTGGATATACTAATGGATCTGAAACCAGACTAGGTTCATATCGAACTACCAACGGGCAGGGTAACTTTCCCGTTTCTTTTGGTACTTTGTCTTTTAGTTCAATAGATGGTGGTGGGTCAGTGCCAACATCAGGACAAATTAAGTTTAGTGATTTTTATAGTACGAGATTGCAACAAGTAGTAAATTTCTATGGTTCTGGTAGAGGTGGTAACAGATTAATAGCGAAAGATAGATATAACGCAGGTGGGTCGAATGATGTAAATGTTGTTGGTAATTATAGAACAAGACCAAATAATACATCAGGTACTAAAGTTCATATTCATGTAAATCAAACTATCGGATCAGAAAAATCAAATGTGCAACATTGTGCTTTAAGAACTGGATCATGGGATTCTAGTACAACATTACAGGTTGATATTGGTGGATCAGGAAGAATAAGCGGTGCTGGCGGTGATGGTGGTGCTGGTAAAAGTAGTTCAGGAAATGGTAGCCCCGGTGGTGATGGCACATCTGCATTAGGAATACAGTATAACCCTACACAAGTAAATATAGCATCAGGTGGGTTTCTTGTTGGTGGTTTTGCTGGTGGTGGCGGTGGTGCTGGTGGATTTGACTATGATAAAAGATCATCAAGACACGCTTCTGGTGGTGGTGGCGGTGGAGGAGCAGGAATTCCTGCTGGTGCTGGTGGCCCAAGAGGTACTACTGGAGCTTTAGGTGGTAATGGATCTGCAGGTAACACAACCACAGGTGGTGAAGGTGGTGGTGGTTCTAATAATGGTAATGAAGCGTTTGGTGGTGGCGGTGGAGATGGTGGACAATTTGGAAATCCGGCAGATAATGGTGGCGGTGGATCAGGTGGTGAAGGATCAACATCATCAGGTGGTTCAGCAGGTACACCCGGAGCTGCAATAAGGAGAAATTCTGGTTTTACAGTTAATGTAAGTAACAATGGTAACTTGAGTGGTTCTCAAACTGCTACAACTGTGCTATAATATAAAAGCACTAGATTTTATTCATGGCATTTGAGACTGATTTGATACGAAGATATAGTGGTGCTTTTACAAAAGAGGATTGTGAAAATATAATAGAAGGTATAAAATTCTTCGATAAGCATCATCTTTTATTTCATGATAAAGAAAAATTAACAAGAGAAGATCATAAGACTGTAAATATAACTCATGATTATAATTTTCATGGGTCAAGTAGACTCGCAGAGGAAATATTTCCTAAGTTAAAACCTTGTGTTGATGAATATATGCAAGCATTTGAAGTACTGGGACAAAGAAAATTTTTATTACTTGATATAAAATTAAAGGAAATTCCATCAGGAGGAGGATTTCATTCTTGGCATTATGAGAGTGGTGGATTAGAAGTTGCAGCGAGACAATTTGTTGTTCAAGTTTATTTGAATGATGACTTTGATGGTGGTGAAACTGAATTTTTATATCAACAAAGGAGAGAACAGGCAGTAGCAGGGGATGTTCTTATATTTCCAGCCTCATATACACATACGCACAGAGGTAATCCACCATTGGGTGGCACTAAATATATCGCAACATCATGGGGTATGATACAGTAATGATGCCCACTAGTATTGTAATAGATGGGGTATTGGATGAAAATTCAATATCAAACATTTGCAATTCTCTTGATAAAACAAATGGTGATCCATTTTTTTATAATATGGAAGATAAACATTTATTTGATAATTTTTGTATATCAATGGTTAATCTTGCAAGTCAATATTATGATCTAACAGGTGCGATAGGGTACGAGTTTTGGACTCGTCTGAATACTTGTGTAGAGGGTTGGCATCGAGATAAGGATGAGAGATTATTTGATGAAAAAAAAATAATAAGTTTCCCACTATGTACGATTATATACTATCCTATTGTTAAAGACTTAAAGGGAGGTGAACTTCTTTTAATGGATGATATGGTTACACCAAAAACAAATAGAATGGTTATGCTCGCATCTGGAGTACCACATAATGTGAATGAATTTACAGGTGAGAGAGTATCAATGATGGTGAATCCGTGGGCTAGGAAATTTACATCACAGACTTATGATGATAATATTTAAAATTGTAGAATATTATCCAGAGGAAGGATCAATTTCTGTGAAATTCTGTAATGCAAAATCAAAAAAACCGATTGATGATTACAAAGCAGTGGCAATTGATTGTAAAAATTTAAGAATGGAAAATTTTAATTTCTTTTCTGATAGTCTTATTAGAAATCATGGTCTAAAAGTGGTTGCAAAACAAGAAGAGAATGAGAAAATAATAAGAGAAAATATTCCTGAAATTATTAATGGAGAATTTGAAGTGCGAGATTTGCTTGGTAAAATTTTAGAGGGTAAATATTATTCTAGAAATAGATATCCAATTAAAATGAAAAGGATTGAGTTATGACTGTTAAAAGATTTTTTAAAAGGTGTGAGGAGTTTTCGATATGTTCTGAAGTAGCAGACTCAGGAGATTATTTTGTTGATGGGTATCCAGATAATACTACAATTTACCACATATGTATTAAAGGGTCAGTTAGATTAGCAAAACCCTTTGATGATAAGGTTGATATTATTACTAGCAGTGAGTTAGTTGATACGAGAAAGTATCTTTACGAACAGAGGATATATCAAGCTCTTGAGGATCTCTATATGTTTGGATTCAATCCCCTAAACCCAGATCAAGATTGGGATGCCAAATTAATTAAAAAATCTTTTAGGGGTAATGATGATAGTTGGTTGATATGTTTTAAGGGTAATCCAGTTATTAACGGTGTAAAAATAAATTCTATGGATTATGCTAAACTAAAAGATAAGGATTATGATATTAAGTTAAATAATTCAATTGTGGGTGTATTTACTAAATTATGATTACAAAAAAGAATTTGAATGAGTTATATAAATGGGCATCAAATCGTCAGTTTCCAATGAAAGGAGACCTTACGAGTCCTGATTATACAAATAAAACAATTTATAGTTGTCAATTAAAATTTGTTCGTAAGAATGTACACATTAGAAAAAAATTAATGAATGATAAAGTGTATGAAATTTACAAAAATGATGAGATATTAAATTCAATGTACTCAATTTCTCTTGGTGGTACGATCTTAAGACCACATAAAGACCCTGACATCTACACTCATAGATATAAAAGAATACAAATACCAACGAAAGTTCCCGATGGTTGTTACTTTATATGGGATGGTAATAAAGTAACTTGGGAACAGGGTGTACCACAATGTTATCATGTCATGGATTTTGTACATGAAGCACATGTTCTTTGTGATGAAACACTTGAATTTTTATTTGTTGATGTAAAAATAGAGACAGAGGTAGAATTATGATGATACAGAATCTTGATATTAAAACCTACGAGAATCCATTTCCACACTCTATAATATATAATTTTTACGATGATGCTGAATTAAAACTTATTTGGGAGGAACTAGATTTTTATACAAAAGATGGAAAATTATTTGAAGCGAAAGACTTTGGTGGGGTCATAGATAAAACTAATTCAAAAGCAATTTGGTTAGATAAAGTATACAAAGATAAATATCGAAGTCTTTCTAATATACTAACTATCAATCGAAAAATATTTGATTATCGTATTCTAGATGCTTTTTCAGATATTCATGATTGTTGCTCAATCGCAAGAGATTCAAATGTTGATCAAACAAAGGTAAGATATTATCATGATGGAAATTTTTATGAACCACATACAGATAAGACAGTACAGTTTTTAGCATTTTCATATTTCTATCGTGAACCAAAAAGATTTCAAGGGGGTGAGTTAATCTTTCCTAAATATGATTACAAGTTTAATTGTGATAATAACTCATTGATTATGATGCCCGGCTGGGTGGAACACGGTGTGTCTCAAGTTACAATACAGGATTCAGACTATTTTGATGGATATGGTAGATATGCCATTACGAGTTTCTTCGGCAATAAAGAAACTGAATAAATAACTAAAAATCTTATTATAAATGGCTGATATAAGAAAGACCTTTAATTTCAGAGATGGGGTACAAGTAGACGATGAAGTTCTAGTTGTTAGAGGCAATCGTGTGGGTTTGGGTACTACGAGTCCAGATCAATTATTAGACGTAAGAGGAAATGCAAATATAACAGGAGTTACATCTACAGTAAACTTTAATGTAACTGGTGTTGGTACATTTAATCAGATTAAACTCGGAAGCGGAATTATATTAGGAAATGCGGGTGTCATCACAGCAACTACATTCTCTGGGGATGGTGCATCACTTACAAATATACCAACTTCACAATGGACAGATGTAGGAGCAGCATCAATATACAATGACGGTAGCGTGGGAGTGGGGACTACCAACCCAGCCAACCCTTTCCAAGTGGGTGGAGATCCAAATAATGGTATAGGAGTCGGAATAAGTACATCAGGTAATATAAGGGCATCTGGCATCATTACAGCAACAACATTTTCAGGTGCTTTTTCAGGTAATCTTACAGGAAATGTTGTTGGGGATGTCACAGGTACAGCAACAACAGCTACACTTGCAAACACAGCTACACTTGCAGTTAACTCACAAGGACTTACAGGAAATCCAAGTGTAAGTGTAACCAACGTCAACGCTTCAGGTGTTGGAACTTTCCCAACTTTGGTGACAACTGATTTAAATACTGTCACCTTGAAGGGTTATAACTCACTTAGAGCTCCACATGGCACAACGACAACCATTGTAGTTACTGTTGCAACTAAGGTATCTGGACAACATAGGTATCATGGTTCAGGTAGTGCTAACGGATTTGTTTTAGATGGAGTTCAAGCACCTTACTTAACTCTTACACCCGGCCGCACATATCGTTTTGACGTTGCAGATGGAACAAACGCAGGGCATCCATTAAGATTTTACTATGACGTAGATAAGACAACACAATATACCACAGGTGTCACAGCGTCAGGTAATGCAGGTGTGTCAGGTAGTTATGTTGAGTTGGTTGTTTCAGACACAACACCAAGTGTTTTACATTATCAATGTCAGACTCATGACAAGATGGGTAACTCAGTTCAAACTGGGTCAAATATTTTGGATACAGAGCATGATTCAACAGTACGAGGTACATTAACTGCAACTTCATTGGTTGGAGCGTTAACTGGGGATGTAACAGGAAATATTAATGCTACAAACGTATCTGTTGCTAGTAGTATGTCATTTGGAGACTCTAAGTTCATATACATGGGTGATGGAGCTCCATTAGAAATTGGACATTATGCTGGTAATGGACACTCACAAATTAAACATAATAGTGCTACACAACATCTTGTTTTAAGTGCTGATTTTATTAGATTTGTTAATCGAGCAGAGGATAAAGATTTAGCACACTTTGTTGAAGGTTCTTTTAATCGTTTATATTATGATGGAACTGAAAGATTTTCTACATCTGGGATTGGAGTAACAATAAGTAATCAATTAGATACAACTAATCTTAAGGCAACTGGTATCTCAACATTTGTTGACATTGATTTAAGTGGCACAGCAGACCTGACAAATGTTTATACATCAGGTATTGGTACATTTACGAGATCTTTTGCGACTAATTTAAATGTCTCAGGTGTCTCAACATTTGGAAACAATATTGTCGCACAAGGTAATCTAGATGTAGATGGACTTACAACTTTAGATGATGTTAATGTATCAGCAGCTGCTACGATAGCAAAGGCAGAAATATCGGCACTTAATGTCTCAGGTGTTACAACTTCAGCAGGTGGATTTGTAGGTGCATTGACAGGAAATGCAACTGGATTATCAGGTACACCGACTGTAGTTGTTAATGGATTAACAGCAACCACATCAAAGTTAGGTGTGTCAACAGCTACGAGTATTGGCATAGGTACTGACACAGCAAACGCAAATTTACAAATCCATAATGCGTCAGCATCTTCATCTATCGTAATTGGTAAGAACTCAACAGTTAGTGATAATAACTTACAGATAAGATATGGTGGGGGTGCGTCAGCATTTAGTGATTCAGAAGCACTAGATATTATTAATCATGGAGATGGAAACTTTAACTACTTTATTACTGGAATCAGTAGTTTCGTTTGGCATAGAGGTAATGCAAATCCATTGATGGCACTATCAAGTACAGGTAGTTTAGGTATTGGAATTACACAACCACAACATAAACTATCAGTAGATGGAACATCCAAAGTCACAGGTGTTGCTACATTTAATAATGCGGTGTTTATTGATGGTGTTTTAACAGTTACCGATGCTACAATTAGTAATTTAACTGGTAATGTAACTGGTAGTGTCAATAATGCTTCTGGAATTTCAACATTTACAGAATTATCTGTAGGTAATAGGATAGGTGTTGCAGTTGCAGCTGGGTCTAACTTCTTTGCAGTTAATTCAGCTGTTCCTGATAGATTTGTTATTGATGCTAACGGTAATGTTGGAATTAAAACCACATCCGTTCAAACAGATATTGAACTAGATGTAAGGGGAGACATATGCGCACAGTATGGACTGAAGGTTGGTCAAAGTAGTGGCAAATGTGCGGTTGATTTTTCTAGTGTGGTTAATGTTATTGATGCAGGTGTATCAAGAGCAGCAAGCGCATTTATGTTACCACCAAAAGTCACAGGTACTCAAAGGGATGCTTTAACAGATACAAGTGGTAATGCCTTAAGTGCTGACGAGTCAGGTGCGATTGTATATAATACTTCATTAAATAAGTTACAAGTCTGGACAGGTTCAGCATGGGAGAGTTTACACTAAACTTGAAATTTATATACATACCTTTGGTATGGTTGTCGGAGATACTATAAGTTTTTTAAAACCAGTCAGCAAACTGTCACACAAGACCCCACATGGGGTCTTTTTTTGTTATAATGAATATATCTAAAGGATTTTGATGCAACTAAGACCCCACCAAGAGAAAGCAATTAAGGCAATGTCAAGACACAACAAAGGACAAGTGATTGTTCCTACTGGTGGTGGTAAGACGATTTGTATGATACATGATGCCATTGAGCAATTCAAGAGTGACAGACTCAAAACTATTGTGGTAGTTGCACCTCGTATTCTATTGGCAAATCAGTTATGTGAAGAGTTCCTTGAGTTCATTGATGATGTTGATATACTTCATGTTCATAGTGGAGAGACACATCATGACAGTACAACCAATAGTCACAAGATTGAGGAGTGGCATTGGAGAAGTAAAAGAAATCAGTTAATATTCACTACATATCACTCTCTACACAAGATACAGAAAGCAACAGCCATGCTTGCTGATACTGTATATTTTGATGAGGCCCATAATGCAACTCAAAAGAACTTTGTTGAAGCGGTAGAGCATCATTCAATGTATGCACTTCGCAACTATTTCTTTACAGCAACACCAAAACATTCTTTCACACCTTTCAAGATTGGTATGAATGATACTGATATATTTGGTGGTGTTATTTGTAATGTTGGAGCTCCTAAGTTAGTCAGACAAGGATATATTTTACCACCTAAAGTAAAGATCAAAAAGTTCAACATCCTTGAGGACAAGCAAGAAGTCGCTGAGAGAGACTCACAGCACTTACTTGAAACACTTGATGACAATGACATTAACAAGAGTTTGATTTGTGCAAGATCAACAAAGCAAATTGTTCGCTTATTCTCAGAGTCAAACTTTATATTGGAACTTGAGAATCGTGGATACTCATGGATGTTTATTACAGCAAAGACAGGTGGTGTTATCAACGGTAAGAAAGTTGATCGTGAGACATTCTTTAATACTCTCAACAGTTGGGGTCAAGACCCACACCGTAGATTTGTAGTTGCACATCATAGCATACTTTCAGAGGGTATCAATGTCAAAGGTCTTGAAGCGGTATTATTCATGAGAAAGATGGACTTCATAGGTATTAGTCAATCTATTGGTCGTGTCATTCGTAAGGGCGATGCTTCAAAGACATTCGGATTGATTTGTGTACCTGTCTATGATAAGGTAGGTATCAGCACTTCTAAGAGTGTTCAAGCAGTAGTAGATACTGTATTCAAGCAGGGTAAACCAGCCATCTCAGTAGTCAGATCATGAAGAAGAACTCATACTCATATTGCGAAGGGTCATACTTAAGTCTCAAGGCAACGATGCACAAGTGGGGAGATCCCAACTGGACAAGGTTTCTCACAAGAATATTTTACAATTCAATGTTTGGTGCGGGTACAAATCCCACAGGATTCATAAGTGAGTCAGCACTTCAAAACAAACTAAACAAAGAGAAAACCTGTCAAGATCATTATTTGAGTCCACAGTTCATGGGTCGTATGATACTTGATAATCAAGACAAATATCTATCTGATCTTGAAACCTACACAAAGATATTCAATATTGCTTGTTCTACTGTTGAGGTTACAGTTGAGGAAAATAGCATACTTAGGCAATACACATCGAATAAGGACAATGATTATAAGGTATTTGTGCCAACAGATGAGAAATATGAGACAGCAGGGATTAAGTTATGCAAAAGACCAGAGGGTAAAAAACTATGGAAATATGCACAATTAACAGAAGATCAGTTGTTTTTCCCTGACGATCTGATAGAATATGAGAAACAGTTTTTGGTATCATGACAGATAAAGAACTCAGATCACTATATAATTTCTACAAGAATAGTGAGAAAGGATTTGTAACGAGGGATGGGTATGCAGCCATCCCATCTAACGGAAAGAAAGTCGGTGTGGTGTACATGGGAGAGATACTTAAGTTTTGTCGTAACGAGGACTCAGCACATAATTTTATAGCACAGCATAGAAAGACGGTCAAGAAACTGTCACAAAAGAATGGCATAACATAAAATTTATGCTAATATAATAATATAGATAAAAGAATTATGAAACACAAAGTTGAACTCTATGTTGCAGGGCGAGTCTTTAATGAGCAAGTCTATGCAAAGAACTATGATGAAGCAAGACAGGTTGCACTTGCAAGAAATCCTAACGCAAGGGTTGTAAGTGTGACAGCTGTTCTATAAATATATCAGATAAACTAAAACTATGAGAGATCAAGCATCAGTTGGAAATGAGTCAGCTTCTGTCAAATACCAGAGAGCGTTAGACCTTTTCACAGAGTCAGTAATGAAACCAGACCACGATTTGCGTGGATGTGCTTACAATCAAGGATGTTATGAGGACTTGATGGAGATACGAGAACACGTTTTAGAATATCTCAAGACTCTCAAGGAAGTCACTTATCACACAAATGCTGACGAGAGTGACGAAATAGAAACAGCAAAATTAATTGAAACAAAACCATTAACTAAGTGGAGGTAACTTGAAAGAATTTGATTATGAACTTGATTACAAAAACATTGATTTTAAAGATCAGAGAAATCGTAAACTTTATCGTATTGGAAGGGGAGAGCAAGGAGTTTTATTGGTTCGCCCTTATACTAACACTATTTGTAATCATTGGAGATTTAAGACCCCTGACGAGGCCGTAAAATCATCGAATAAAATATTCGCAATGTACCTTGACTATCGTGATGAGAAAGACTTTATTGGCATGGATATGTGTCGAAAGTTTTTAGAAATGGGATTTACGAGAGCAAGACGATATGCAAATCACAACTCAGGAAGAAAGTATAAGAAGGGTACGAGAGATATATTACCACAGGAAAGTGACCACGCAACGAGTAAATATGCTCATTCCGCCACAATATTCAAGAGAGTACGAGATATTGTGGCAAGGAGCGATATATATGTTAAAATGAGAAAAGAGTGGAGAGCATCCGAATGATTAGTCCTTTTAGTGTGGTTAAAAACACTAGAGAGAGTTATAGTATTTTTCATCAAGAAACTTATACTGAAGTCGAGGTTCAATTTGAGGATGAAAAACCAACATGGATACCACTTGAAACTCTATTGGCAATACAAAAGTACTTGTCAAATAAATAGTATTGTATCAGGAGGAGACAACTATGAAAAGCATAGAAGATCACATCCAAAAGGATAAAGAGTTGGTAACAGACCCAACAATCTCATCCGCAGCTAGGAGACATTATAAAGAAGAGTTACATGAACTTGAAGTTTATGCCGACCATCATCATGATGAAATCGAAGCAGGAGATCATCATGACCCAAATGTCTTAGAACTGTTTTGTGAAATGCACCCAGACGAACCAGAATGTCTGGTTTATGACGATTAACAAACTGTCACACAGCCCCTTTACAGGGGTTTTTTTATTGCTATAATAAGTACAGGGAAACAAAACTGGCGTACATCAACGATTCGCTCTTATTGTTATAAGTCCAAGTTTTTGTTTCTCGCACCCAATTTACCCCCCTTTATTAAATGTCAACAAACGCAAGAATCGGATTAAAACTTGAAGATGGGTCAATTCTATCAGCATATCATCATTGGGATGGATACCCAGAGTGGTTAGGTGTGGTTTTAAAAACACGTTATGAAACAAAAGAGAAAGTTGCTGAATTGTTAGATGGTGGTAATATGTCATCATGTTGGTCAGATAATGTATATGACTATGATAAGCAAGAGTTTGTGAAACGTGACCCACAGCCAGAGTATTATGGTGGAGATAGTGAAGCACCCAGACTCAGTAAGAACTTCACTCAGTTTGCATTTGATTCAAAATCAGGAGAAGAGTTTTTATATCTTTTCTCAGAGAATGAGTGGAATGGATTTGCGATTGACCATAAGTATTACAAAGATGGAGAGGTTGCTGACACTAAGATTATTCCAGTAGAAATCCCAGATGGGGATGTTGAAGATGACAGTTAATTAAGCTGCACACACACCCATTGCATTTATTTGTGGTGGGTGTATAATATTATTATAGTTAAGGAGAACCCCCTAAATGCAAACATCAACTTATGTTCCTGTTCAAAGATACACAGATGAGTATTGCAAAGCACTCACAGAGAACTACAAACAAGAAACAATGCGATCTTATGAGAGATATATTACTATAGGAGAATCAGCAGAGTATTATGGAGAGAGATTGTTAGAAGTCTTAAGAGGAGAAGCAAATCTTGATAGGTTTCGCTATATTGAAGGCAAGAAGTACTTTAAAGTAGTCAGAGAAAGTTTTGATGAATTTCAAGGTAGAAACAAGTGGAGAGATACCACAGTTCATGCCTTTGTTGATAAAGTAACTGGAGAAGTTTACAAACCAGCTGGATGGAAAGCACCCGCAAAGCACGTTAGATATGATCTAAGTAATGACCTTGACAGAGACAAGTTACATGACCCTAACAGAATAGATTGGGCTGGCGGTTATCTATATTTGAGGTAAAATGAGACTAACGGTAAAAGAAAAACTCATCTTTATTGCATCGTTTTTTTGGGCGATGCACTGGGGAGTTAACCTATTCAATTTTGTTCTATTCAAATACGCACTCTAACTATGTTCATCATCACAGGTACTAAAGTTGAACTCACATATCAAGTCATGTCTTTCATGTCAAAAATATATCCAAATTTACTTGATGTTGATGTAGAAGTTATCCAAAAGGATTTAACAGAGGATAACGTATTTGGATGGACATTAGAAAATAATGACCAGAATGAAATTGAAATTCATCATGACTTATCTGATAAGGATTACATCACTACTCTTATACATGAGTTAATACACGTTGACCAGAATGTCAGAGGACTCAGGGATGATGACCAGAGAGAAAAGGAAGCATACAACCTTGAAGGAAAATACTACCAACTATACAAATGCTTAAAATAATAGTCGCACTTAAAAAGGAAGTTGGCACTCTATCAGGTTATGATGTTTACTATAGTGGGTGTGGTAAAGTCAATGCCACTATATCCACTATGGAAGCAATATCAGCTGGTGCAAAGACGATTATCAACTATGGTACAGCTGGTGCAGTAGGAAATCTATCAGGTTTGATCGAACCAACTGGATTTGTTGATCGGGATATGGATGTTCGACCATTGGGATTTGAACTCGGACAGACACCCTTTGAAGAAGGTATTAGAATCGGACATAGAGGAATAATCGTAGGTAGTGGAGATACTTTCGCAACCAGTACACCAGAGATCAAATGTGACTTAGTGGATATGGAAGCATACGCTATCGCAAGAGTATGTAAGAAGTATGACATAGAATTTAAATGTTTGAAATATGTTACTGACAATGCTGATGAATCGTCAGCAAAAAGTTGGGAAGAAAATATTGCTACTGGTTCAGTATTATTCCAAGAGTGGTTAATGTCAAATCATTATATGCCACTTCAACAGGCTGCACAACAGCAGTAGATACTC